GCATACAGTTGTATCTCCCACTGTCTTCAAATCGGCATCGCTGCCTACTCTTCCCGAAACGATTAGTTTTATCATAATTATTTTTTATTTGCAAATATAATAGAATTATTATACATTTGCATAAATAATATAAAATAATGGATGTACTAACAAAAAAAAGAAAGAGCGTGTTATTAGATGAGGATACACATCGACTACTAATAATGACGCAGATAAATGTTTCTGCCCTAACTGGAAAGAAGATGCCTATTGCTGAAATTATTAATTATCTATGTGCAGATTGGAAAAAAAAGAATAAATGAAGGTTACTATATTTACATCTTCCAAAAGTCAGGCGACTGATTACTATCGCACTATTGGGCCCTTCTCGAGGTTAGCACTACAAAAGAATTTCTTAGTTGAGATTAAGCAACAAGAAAAGGCCATGTGGCATGACATCTATAACACAGACATTGTAATCATACAGCGTCCTAACAGCACAGCATCACTTGGAATTATGGCAGATGCAAAGCGGATGGGCAAGGCGGTGATAATCGACTTTGACGATCACTTACTAAATGTTCCGGAAGATAATCCTGCAGCCTCTTACTTTAGCAATCCTCAAGTACAAAAGCAAATAGGCGATACATTCCTATTTGCCGATGTGATAATTGTATCAACTCAAAAGCTATTTGATATATATAAGCCTTTAAGCCAAGGTAAACCAATGTTTGTTATTCCTAATGGATGGTCACCTACTGACATGCCAATGACCAAGGTACAAGAGCAACATAAGCCAGTAAGATTTGTTTGGAGAGGAGGTAGCACTCACTTTGCAGACCTACACACATTAAAGCCGCAGTTAAACGCTGCAATGGACAAAGACACAGAGTTCACATTCTTTGGTATGCCACAATTTATGATGTATGACTTTAATAGAAAGGCTAACTTTGTGGAATGGAATAGTATGTTTATTTACTTTACCTTTATGCAAAGGATTGAAGGTGATTATGGCTACTATCCTTTATGTCGTAATGAGTTTAATGAAAGCAAATCTAATATCTTTGCTATTGAGTGTCTTGCCAATGGTATGCCAGTTTTAGTAGACAGATATTTTAAGGAGTTTAATATGCCTGGAGTAATGAACTATGATTCACCAGACCATTTTGAGGAGATTGTTGATCTGACTATCTCTGGCAACATAGATAAGCTATCACTCGTTAAGGAGGGAAGAAAGCATCTGAATGAGGTATTACACATAGACTTACTTAATCAGCAACGTTATAAGATTCTCAAAGGACTATAATGCCATACATACCTAAGTACATAATGTCTAACATTAACAAGGCTAAGATGATGCGCAAGCCTTCTGGTGAGCAAGGTAACTATAACAAGGCTTGGCAGAAAGTTAGCGTAAATTATAGGCGTGCCAATCCTTTATGTGAGGTGTGCTTAGTCCTTGGTGAGATGGTTGACATAACACCAGGAGATAGGAAAGGATGTGTGGATCACATGATACCTATCACGCGTGGTGGTTCTATGTATAACCTTGGCAACCTATTAGCATTGTGTAAGTCTTGCCATGATACCAAGTCTATATTGGAGAAGACAAGTGTTGCACCTGTACCTATATACATGGATGCCGATGCAAAGATACTACCTAAGAACAAGGCCGATGTCATAGCATGGCTGGCACAGCAGGTGCAGAGAAAGAAGAGCATGGAACAGCAATGACAGTGAAAAGCAAGGTCGGAGCAAGAGCAAGAGGCACGAAGGACCGGGGAGGGGAAGGAATTATCGTAAAATTCAGGTAATCGTATAGTCCTAAGAAAACACGCGTTAATTCAATCCCTATAAGGGGGGTTTAACCAAAGCATAAAAAAACAAAGCAAATGAGAGCAAAATCATTAAAAACAAAAGAGTTACAAGGTACTTTGATACCTTCCAGAATCAAAACTTTTTCCACTTCACCAGTCGGCAGGTCACTGTTCAAACTAAATGAGGATGAACAAAAGATTTACGAAAAATTAAAGGAGCATTTGCAAGCGCACAAGGCGAGCAAGGACGTTGACGACATATTTTTGAGCATTGCTACGCGCTGCATTGGGCATCTGCTTTACAATGCCGAGGTTCTTGCAGTTGCCGGTGCAGTTATGGTGCATCCAAACGGTGCAAGGCAAGTTTCTGCCGAGTGGACAGCATTTAAGCAAAGTATGGATATGTTTTTAGAGATTAGTAAGAGTTTAGGACTTGATCCGGGCAGCCGTTTAAAATTAGACTACTTTAGGGATAGTAACGAAGATGAGGATGATGAGATTGCTAAACTACTTAAAATGAACTAATGAAGCAAAGTATTTATGAAACATTTATCTTTATAATTGTAATGAGTATAATGGTTACAGCTTTAGCCGTTCCATTTTACTATTTATGGAATTGGCTGTTTGTTAAATTCTTTTGGTTTAATTATATTGATTACTTAGAGGCAGTTGGATTTGTTAGTTTTGTTTTCTTGTTTAGATTTATTGCCATAGAGATTAAAACACCTAAATGAAGTTTATTGAGGATGTTGTATCGGGGCGATTAATATTAGGCAACTATGCAAGGCTGGCAGTTGACAGGCATTTATTAGATTTACAGAATACACATTGGGAGTTTATATTTTCGGAGGAGAAGGCAACTAGGGCTTTCTCCTTTATTTCCGCACTCCGACATACCAAGGGCGAATATGCAGGGCAGCGATTTAACATCCAACCATTCCAAGAGTTTTTTATCAAGGTATTATTTGGATGGCAGAAAAAGACTGGAGGCAGACGCTTCCGCAAGGCTTACCTCGAGATTGCAAGGAAGAACGGGAAAACGGAGCTTGCAGCTGCGATTGCGGTGTATTGTTTTCTGTTAGACAATGAAACGGGAGCGGAGGTGTACACTGCTGCAACGACAAGGGATCAGGCAAGGATTGCATTTGATACGGCAAAGGTAATGCTTAAATCATTAAAGGCAGATTCAAAGACTTTTAACAAGTTGGTAAATGTTTTAAAATATAATTGCAATGTACCTACCACAAATTCCAAATTTGAAGCAGTATCTTCCGATGCCGACACATTGGATGGATTAAATCCTCACTTTTCAGGCATTGACGAATACCATTCGCATAAAACAAGCGATGTTTTGGAAGTCATGGAAACAGGTATGGGATCAAGGTTACAGCCATTACTCTTAATTACTACAACTGCTGGCTTCAATCGTGAATCTCCTTGTTATATGTTTAGAAAGGTCATGGTTGATATATTGGAGAAAAGAAAAGTAGATGAATCTGTATTTCCGCTATTGTTTTGTTTAGATGAAGGCGATGATTGGCAGGATAAAAAAAATTGGACTAAAAGCAATCCTAACCTCGGTGTAACTCCTTATATGGACTACATGGATAACCAATACCAAAAGGCATTAAACGAAGGGGCAGCAAAGCAAATACAATTCATGACAAAGAATCTAAACGTATGGACATCGACATCCTCTGTTTGGATTTCTAATAATTATATTGATGCTACAAGATTAAAATTAGATGATGCTACTCTTTATAACAAAAAATGCTTTGCCGGCTTAGACCTTGCATCCACTCGTGACATCTGCGCACTTGTACTTTGTTTTCCGGTGCAAGATGGATTATCTAAGCCACATATAAAATCTTACTACTTTTGCCCAGAGGACAATGTTAGGGAGAGATCTCTTAGTGATGGTGTGCCCTATCTGCAATGGCAACAGGATGGGCATCTTATTATGACAGATGGTAATGTTACTGACTATGACTTTATAAAAGCTAAAGTAATAGAATTAACGGCAAAGTATAAAATCGAGTGCATTGCTTTTGACCGATGGAATGCTTCGCAACTTGTTATTCAGCTCACAAATGATGGCGCAAACATGAAACCATTTGGACAGGGTTTTATTTCAATGTCAGCACCAACCAAGGAAGTAGAAAAATTGTTTTTATCAAATGAGATTACACATGACGGAAACCCAGTATTGGAATGGATGATGTCAAATGTTATGCTTAGATTTGACCCTGCAGGAAATATTAAAATAGATAAAGCTAAAAGTACAGAGAAAGTTGATGGAGCGGTGGCAATGGTCATGGCCTATGCCCAAATAATGCAAGGCGATAGGCCAACGATATACGAGGGAAAGGAAAGGGAAAGTGGATTATTAATGTTATAAAATGTACCTAATTAAAATAAAAACTTTTTAATTATGGAGAATTTAATGAGAAAACACGAATATGCCCAACAGGTTAGACAGATTAATTCAACAAGCGGATACTTTCATAGATTTTATGAGCTATCTGGTGAATGTCGTACACATCAAGAAGCGTGGCAGAAATTAGAAATGGAGAGAGAGGATTTAGGTCTTGATGAAAAATATACGACATACAATAGTTTCCGTAAAGCAAAAAGCGTTTACATGGAGATTAAGTTTATTTAACTTGTTACCTAAAGTAAATTACTTCATACTAACTTGGTTTATATTTGCCGCATGGGGATAATTAATACCATGCGGTCTTTTTTTTCTAATACTCGTGCCAGTATAGAAAACCCAAGTACACCTATCAACGGTGATACTTTGGGCGCATTATTTCAATATGGATCAGCGGCTGGTGTTGCAGTCGATGAATATTCTATTATAGGACTTCCTGCCTTTTACCGTGCCACTCAAATACTTGGAGGCGTTATTGCCTCTTTGCCGTTTGATATTATTGAAAAAATGGATAACGGAGGAATAAGAATAGCAAAGGAGCATCCTAATTTAAAAGTTATTGCTCGTGAACCTAACGATTATTACACAGCTCATACATTTTATAAAACATTAGTATTACACTACCTTAGCCATGGTGTGTTTTATGCTTCTATTAATAGAAATAGCATTACTCAAAGAATCAATAGTTTTACAATTCTTGATCCTGTCCAGATAGAAAGTTATTACAATACAAGAGGTGAGTTAATGTTTAAAAGTAAAAAAACTAATAAAAAATTTAGTTGTGAAAATATGATTCACATTCCTAACTTAACATGGAATGGAATTGATAATTTTATAATGCCTGACTTACACAGAGATAACTACGGCTTGGCTTTAGCAAACCGAAACTATGGTGCTAACTTTTATAAGAATGGCGCACATTTAAACGGTGTGCTAAAACATCCTGGGAAGTTAACCAATGAGGCATACGATAGATTAAAATCTTCATTTAACCGTGCATTTGGTGGAAGTCAAAATGCTGGAGGTACTGCCATCTTGGAAGAAGGTATGGATTTCCAAAAAGTAGGTCTTAATCCGAATGATGCAGCTTTTAATGAAACTAAGAAGGCTACCATTGCGGACATTGCGCGCATGACTGGTGTGCCAGGTGTTTTGTTAGAAGACATGGATAAGGCAACATTTAGCAATATGGAGCAACTTAGCCAGATGTTTGTTAATTATACGATAATGCCTTTGTGCGAAACGATTGAGGCAGAATTTAATAGAAAGATATTTTTTGAGGCAGAAAAATATAATTATTGCACTCGTTTTAATCTTGATGGCTTACTTCGTGGTGATGTTGCAGCGAGATCATCTTATTATACAACTATGCGCAATGTGTTGGCTATGTCACCTAACGAAATAAGAATTAGGGAAAATATAAATCCTTACATTGGAGGAGATAGTTATGATTTGCCTTTAGCTTCTAACATTAAAATAGATACACCTGCAAATGGTGTGCAAGAATAATAATATGGAAAAGAGAAGTATAAATTACGAGTTTAGGGCAATGCCAGAATCTCGCACAATAGTAGGCACTGCCACAGTGTTTAACTCTTCCTATGATATGGGATGGTATGATGAAGAAATGACATCAGATGTTTTTGACGATGCAGATATGAATGATGTTGTGGCATTATTTAACCATGATGCAAACATGGTACTTGCCAGAACAAAGTCTGGTACGTTAAAATTAAAAGTTACTGGCAATGCTATGGAATATGAATTTGAGGCACCAAATACTACTTTAGGTAATGATCTTTTAGAGATGGTTAAACGTGGTGATATTTATCAGTCATCATTTGCTTTTAGTGTAGAAAAAGAAAGTTGGCATGAAATGGAAAGTATGAAACCAAAAAGAGTTATCAGAAAGATTAAAAAAGTATATGATGTTTCTCCAGTTACCTACCCAGCCAATCCTGACACAATGGTTGCAAAGCGCAGCTACGAGGAGGTGCAAGGTAAAGTGGAAGAAGATTTACAAAAAGTAATTGATGTTTCTGTAAAATCAGAAATTAACATACATTCAGAGTTACGCAGGAATGCCCTGCACTTAATAAATTTAAAAACAAAATAATGACTGCGAAAGAGTTAAGAGAAAAAAGGGCTTCCGATTACGCAATAATGGAAGACCTACAAAAAAGAGCATCTACCGAGAGTAGGCTTATGAATGAAGATGAAAGCAAGCAATGGGATGCTGCTGACCAATCATTTGCAAGCTACACCAATGAAATTGCT